TCTTACTACGACATAGACAAGGACGGAGACCTTGATATAACCTCCTCTAGAAAGACTATGAAGATGTTAATTGATGTTGTACCTATGAATGGGATGACGTTAGAAATTATATAAGATATGTTTAAGAAAATACTTGGAGGTTTAGGAATTAACGTCACTAAGATTTTGGATGACGTAATCACTAATAAGGAAGAGTTACTAGATGCTAAAGCTCGCCTAGTTCAAGTTATGGCAGATGCTGAAGGGTCGGCTCAGGAGCAGGTAACTAAAAGGTGGGAGATAGATATGAAGGCTGATAACGTCCTATCTAAGAACATCCGACCAATAGTCCTAATTTTCCTTACTGCAGTATTTGTTATAATATCATTTTGTGACGGTAACATAGGGGAGTTTAAATTAAACGAAGCCTACATTCCCGTATACCAAACTTTACTAATTACAGTTTATGGTGCTTACTTTGCTGGAAGGGTTATAAATAAAATGAACTTTAAAAAAGATTAAACCATAATGGCAACTTTAAATGGAAATGCAATAAAGGACACTTTTAACTTCTTATTGAAGTTAGCTAGTGGGTCTTTAACTACTACCCCTAATAGGGTGGAAAATGGTAGCGGAACGCAAAGTGCGTTGTCTATAGCCACTAATAAGGTTAACGTAGACGGCGACTTAGAGGTTACAGGTAGGATTATTAATAATCCTGACTCAACTGCTATTGCTACTGCTGCTGCTGATGATTTAGTTTTAGATGCTACTACCGCAGGGATGTCGATACTATCAAATGATACTAATGTAGGAACTTTACAATTTGGGGAGAATAATGCTGCTGGTGTTGTAGCAACAGGTGGTGTGGAATATGACCACGCTAAAAGTAGATTAACCTTAAAGAGTGGTGGAAACAATGACCCTAAGGTTGAGATTGATAATAGCGTTATAGAAATTAAAATCAGACAGAGAAACTCTAGTGTGCTAACCTCTTTAGATTCAAGTAATAACCTCATAATAAGTACAGGGGCTTACCTACACGTGTATGATACCGTGGCTAATGATGACTTAGATAAAATAACTTTACCATCAGGACCGACTACAGGAGATACTTACGTTATATCTAATATTGACCAAGATTATAGATTTGCTGTTGGTGCTGGAGATGTAGGAAAGAAAATAAACGGGGCTACGTCTGACTTTACCATAGCTAAAGCTAGTAGTACAATATTTATTTGTATTGGCGATGAAAATTGGGTTACTCACTAATAGGGACAAATTAAATTAAAGATAAATATGCAATCACTAAATCCTTTAATTAGGAAAATCACAATAGGAGACCTCAAACAAGGGTTAACCTATCAAGTGGGGCAG